AAGGTGGGAATGTCACTGCAAAAATCGATGCAGATTTATATCATTTCTTTAATTCATATGATGTTGGTATTTTAAAGAGTTTGAAGAATGAGTGTTCGATGACACTCGCCAATAATACAATCACATTTCAAGATGGCTATGTTTCAATTTACGGTAGAGTCACCTATATCGAAAACCAAACAACCATTGGTGTGACACCAGATTCAAGTAAGAGCGGGTATGTTATTTTAGGCGTTAATACTGCAACAAATGAAGTGAATTTATATTTAAAAGAACAAACAGGTGGTTATCCATCGCTGACGTTAACTAACTTAATAAATAATGATGGACTTTATGAATTTGTATTGTGTGCCTACACTAAAACAACAACATCAGTCACTCTTAATCAAACCTACCAAAGGAAGTTTATTTTAAGTCCCAAGACGATCATTGATGATCTAGAACAAAGATTATTAATTAAATACATACCACAAAGTAAAAGCTTAACTAAAGTATCCAATGGTGTGTATCAATTTTTTGGAACAAGTTCAACAGAACTTAGGGAATCATTAGTTTATGTATTTATCAACAATACAACAGTAATTAGTTTCCCAGGAGATAGTTTGTTTATTCATGTTGGCTCAAATAGGAATGTGAGTTACAGATATGCTGGAGGAGATTATTCACTTTCAGTGGTTTATGAAAATGGTGTTGTCACATTATCATGTGGTAGTACAGCGCATAATATTACATCAGTTTACTTAAAAAAATAAGGAGGATTTAAATGGCAACAATTCAAATTAAAAGAAGAACATCTGCTGGGACAGGTCCACTTGTTGGAACAACAGGTAGTGTAAAAGCCGGTGAACCATTAGTTGATTTTACTGGTGAGCATCTCTATATTGCAAAGGCAGACAAAACGGCATCGGTATCCGTACCACTTGCAGATAGTGATTACTTAAAAATTCCATCTGCAAGCAAGGTGGATACACAAATTGATACAAAGATTACAGCTTTAGGTTTAGGAACGGCTGCAACTAAAAATACAGGAACAGGTAATGGAAATGTTCCTATACTTGATGCAAATGGGAAATTAGCTGATAGTGTCGTACCTAAAATCGCTATGACAAATACATTCGTTGTATCTAGTCAAACAGCAATGTTAGCATTAAGTACAGCACAAGAAGGTGACGTTGCCGTAAGAACAGACTTAAATAAGTCTTTTATCCTAAAGGCATCCCCATACTCAACGCTTGCAAACTGGCAAGAACTCTTAACACCAACTGATGCAGTAACAAGCGTCAATGGATCTACTGGAGTAGTGACAATTTCACTCGCAGGTTTAGGTGGTGTTGCATCATCAACTTATAATACACATGTCGCTAGTAATCTTCATTTAACTGAAGATCAAAGAACAATTTTAAGTAATGTGAAGAATGTTTATATCAGTGATGCTGATGGTATTGCAGTTGCAGCTTCAGAAGCAGATTATATTAATGCTTCCATCGTTGATGGTTTAGTTTATGTTGCTGTAGTCGATTCAAACTATTCACCTACCAGAGTTTCTTACAAACTAGGTATTGATAAGTCAAAGGTGCTCATGCCATCTTCAATCATTGATGGTGGAACTTATTAATGGCTATTATCAGAGTTAAAAGAGGAACTACCAAACCAACAACTGCACAACTGAATTATTTAGGTGAATTAGCATTTGATTATAACAATAATGCACTATATGCTAGAACGCCATCTTCAGTTATTAAAATTGGTGGTGAAATGGAACTCATTTATTCATATGAAGGATATGCTTATACACATACTTTAAATTATCCTTTTGATCCAGATTACGTTTACAAGTTTCATATTATTTCTTCAACTTATGGTGCATCTGCAGATGTTTCTGATACATATTTCTACTACAGAACAGCAGCATCTTCAACTTTACTTGGTAGCTATTTGAACTATTACGCAAGCACAGAAAACAGTCTTTTTCAAACGAGAAGTGCTAAGAACACAACTGTTCAGTATATCGAAGATAGCTATGAATCGGGGCCAACGATAACCAGTGGTATTACAAAGGTTATATCATTTGAACTATCACCGACATTTAGTACAAGTTATTTAAGTACTGCACAATGGAATGCATATGGAAAAAGTGTAACCACTTTATCAGGACAAGGAGATACAACGATTAAATCATGTGATTTTGTTCATTCTGTAAATGGTAGTCTTGGACAGATTTATATCAACACAGGCTTGAATCTTGGTTCACCAGATAGTCTCTCGATATCTGTTTATCGAGTGAAAAGAAAGTAGAGGATTTTATGGCAATTATTAAAGAATTAGATACTAAGTTCGGGTTGCAAGCTTCCTATCATCGAATTACAGCATTCAATATTAGCTACACAAAAAAAGCCATTGTTTTATGTGTTGCAACTTATCTATCAAAAGAGGCAAGAGAAAACAATAGCGAACCCATTGAAGAAATAGATATTGAAATACCTCAGTTTGATTATCATACTTTCTTAGATGTGAATCCAATTGAACGCGGCTATCTTTGGTTAAAAGAAAATGTAGTTGGATTTGAAGATGCTACGGATGATTTTGATTCAGTCGAACCATCACCTTTGATAGAAGGTTCCTCAGATGAATAAAATATACAATATGGTTAAAGAGGTTTTTCCAGATACTGAGATCTTACTCATATATTATGGGGGTTCAAAAGCATATGGTTTAGATGACAAATCAAGCGATATTGATTTAACTGTGGTGTTAGATGGATTCAAAGGCATTTTACATTTACTTATTGGTGAATATGACTTCTTTGTATTTTCTAAGGAGACCTTTATCAAAAGACAACAATTTGACGACTCTATCATTGCTTATCATAGACAAGCAGCTGATAACATAATGGGTATATATTCAAATGAATATTATCTTAATCCAAAATTCAGTGATGAACTTGAAAAGCTAGTGAATAATATTGATCGAAACTTTATTTGCAATTTCATCGAGGCATTGCTCATTTATGAAAGAAGCAAATATGAAATTAATAAGACTTCAAAAACACATTATCATTTATTCAGATTAAGAGGTATGCTTGATCATTATGATAGAACCGGTGTATTTGATCTTACAATTGATGAGCCCTGGTATACAACGATGCTAGATTATAAATCCAACTATAAAAATGAAAAAGCGAAGAAGTATGTTGATGAGATTCAAAATCAACTGGACTACTTAGAAAATTACCGAAAAGAGATGATTGATAATGGATTGGGATAACCTATTAAATTTGTTTAGGATGGAGAACTTAATTTATTGGATTGTAACGATGATTGTAGTCATTCTAACGACTATAAAGCAGTTCAACAGACAAGAGAAAAACAACAAATTCAAAAATGATGAAATTATGGATAACTTATTAAAAATTGAAAAACAAAATGTGAAAATGATCAATCTACTGGAACTTCATTCACAAGACATAAAATCTTTGAAAAAAGACGTAAACGTTTTGGAACATCGGGTATCAAGACTAGAAGATTCTCAAGTTAACATCTATAAACATTTAGGAGGAAAAGAAATTGACAACACTTGAAATATTACTACTGATAATTTCACTATTATTACTAGCGCTTTATGTGACATCGAAAATAAGTAAGGATCAATCATTTAAGGAGATTATCAAAGAGGTCAAACAAGACCTTAAAGACACTGCTGAAAATGTATATGATCTCGTCAATAAAGCAAAAGACATTGTTTTTGATGATAGTGTACAAAAGACGATCAAAGAATTTATTATGATTGTAGAAGAAAAGAATCAGTTAGCGAAAACTAAAGGTGAGACCTATCTCGCTGGTGATGATAAAAAGTTAGCTGTTATCTCACGTTTAGGTGAATGGGTTAGTAACATCACAGGTTCCACCGAAAAGGCAGTCGAATTTGTTGAGACCAACCAATCAAAGATTGAAGCAATCATAAATGACTATGTTTCCTTTAGCAACAAGATGCAAGGTAAAGAGACTCTATCTGAAGCAGAAAAAATTATCAAAGAGCAATTAAATAAATAACAACAAGCCTCATGTATAGGGAATTTTCCTTTGCATGAGGTTTTTTTATTTTTACCGGCAAATAGGATCAAACCTTGCCATTTAACTAGTGAAGGAGGTTGATCTTATGAATGACGATTTGAGAAATAAGATAAACGAATTGAAAGAACTGGGATATGGATATAAAAGAATCGCCAAAGAGCTATCTATGACTGCAAGTGCAGTAAGGTATACACTTGCAAAAATCAATGAAGAAGATTTATTGGTTGGCTCATGTAAATACTGTGGAATCACCATGAAATCTGTAAAGGGTAAAAAGAAAAAAGTATTCTGTTCTGATACCTGCAGGTGGCAATGGTGGAATCAGAAACATAGAGAAGATAAGCATCATGGAACGCTCTAATCTTGAAAACTATTTTTTATCCATAACACCCATAAGATTAATGTTTGAAAAAGGAATCATGACAAAGCAAGATTATCAAAAAGCGGAGTCCTTTTTAGCTGATAAGTATTGTATCAAAAAAGGTAATCTATACCGACTTATTGACTTGACTATACCTTCAAAAAGAGTGATATATAGTGTGTCGGATGAGGAGGTAAATGATGACAAAGAAAACAGTAACCAAAGTAAACGCATTGCCCAAATTAGCGAGTAAAAAAAGAGTGGCAGCTTATGCCAGAGTATCTAGTGGTAAAGATGCAATGCTTCATTCACTCTCAGCACAAGTCAACCATTATAAGAAACTCATTCAAGAAAATCCTGAATGGTTATTTGTAGGCGTTTATGCAGACGAGGCTTTGACTGGTACTAAGGATTCAAGAACTGAGTTTCAACAACTACTAAAGGATTGCAAAGCTGGTAAGATTGATACGATCATCACGAAGTCCATATCAAGGTTTGCTAGAAACACAGTTACATTATTAAAAACAGTAAGAGATCTTAACGCAATCAATGTTGACGTGTTCTTTGAAGAGCAGAATATACACTCAATCAGTGGTGAAGGTGAAATGATATTGACCTTTTTAGCTACTTTTGCTCAAGAGGAGTCAAGAAGTGTATCAGAGAACATGAAATGGAGAATTAAGAAGGATTTTGAACAAGGAATCATGTGGGGTGGTAAACCTTGCTTGGGATATGACCTTGAAAACAAACGATTGATTCTAGTTCCAGAAGAAGCTAAGATTGTACAATTCATTTATCAACTATATATTGATGGCAATGGTGCAGACACAATAGGTAAATTACTATCTGCTAGAGGAATTAGCCCACAAAAGGCAACAAGATGGAATCGTTCCACCATTATGCAAATACTATCAAATTATAACTACACAGGTGATTTGATGCTTCAAAAGACATTTCGAAAGGATCATCTATCTAAAAGAAAAGTAGTTAATTATGGTGAGGTAGATAAATATATAGTAAAAAACAATCATGAAGCAATTATCAGCAAAGAAATGTTTAATAAGGTTCAAAAAATAAGAAAAAAACAGGCAGAAAAAATACAACCCAATCCAATAAAAAACCATCGAGTATTTCGTGGAATGATTAGATGTGGTATGTGTGGTAGAGCTTATACGTATAAAAATACTCCACATAATGAGGTATGGAGATGTTCTCTTGCTGTTACTAAAGGAAAAACAGCATGTACTGCTAAGCAAGTACCTGATAGCAAAATTATAGAAGCAGCAAATAGTACTCTAGATAGAAATGGATTCAATGAAGTTTACTTTAATTCAAAAGTTGAAATGATATTGGTTATGCCGGGCAATAGACTTGCGTTTCAAATGAAAGATGGAATGAGTATAGACTATCACTGGAAAACATCTAGAAGTGATAGTTGGACTCCAGAAAAGAGGGAACAAGCAAGAATAAGAGCGCTTAAACAAATAAAAGGTGGTGTTCATAATGGCTAAAGTTACAGTAATTCCATCAACCATCAATCCATTAACACAAATGCCACTAGATCAGATTTCTGTAAAGAAAGTCGCAGCCTATGCAAGAGTTTCAACAAATTCAGATGAACAATATACAAGTTATGAAGCTCAAGTGAATTATTACCGTAAGTTTATCCAAAATAGACCAGATTGGGAATATACAAACGTCTATGCTGACGAAGGTATATCTGGAACCAATACGAAAAGACGTGCTGGTTTTAACAAAATGATTAATGACGCATTGAATGGAAAGATTAATCTTATTATTACCAAGTCGATATCTAGGTTTGCTAGAAACACACTAGATACCATATCTTATGTTAGAAAATTGAAAGACAATGGTATTGAAGTTTTCTTTGAAAAAGAGAATCTCTGGACACTAGATCCAAAAAGTGAGCTCATCTTAACCATTATGGCATCCATCGCACAAGAAGAATCTCGCTCAATCAGTCAAAACGTGACGTGGGGTAAAAGAGTCGGTTTTCAGCAAGGTAAAGTATCATTTGCTTATAAAACGTTTCTAGGGTACAAGAAAGAAGATGATAAGATTGTGATAGACGAAGACCAGGCAGTGATTGTTAGAATGATTTATAAGATGTTTTTGGTTGAAGGAAAGACAGCAACAGGCATAGCAAATTACCTAAAATCAAAGCATATCAAAACACCAACAGGAAAAGCAGCGAACTGGACAAAGAATACTGTGAACTCAATTCTAACTAATGAAAAATATAAAGGTGATGCATTACTCCAAAAGACATATACTGAAAACTACCTTGATCATAAGATTGTTAAGAACAACGGACAAATTCCACAATACTATGTTGAGAATAACCATCCAGCCATCATTGATAGAGATATGTGGGAACAGGTGCAAATTGAAATTGAACGACGTAATAAGCTTGGTGCTCATTATTCTTCATCTGATGTTTTTGCATCTAAACTGATATGCGAGGATTGTGGGAGTTTCTATGGTAAAAAGAAATGGCACACCAACACTAAATACGAACGTTTTGTTTACCAATGCAACAGCAAGTTCCACAAAGGAAAAGACAAATGCAAAACACCACACCTCAATGAAGATGACATTAAGAAACAGTTTATTAAAGCATACAATCTAATGGCCAAAGACAAACAACGAGTTATAAAAGATACTGAAGACATTATTAAACTATTAACTGATACCACCCAGATTGATTCAGAAATAGCAAGAATTGATGATGAGATGGTAGTGATTACAGAGCTGGTAAATAAACTGGTAATGGAAAATTCTAAGACAGACACGGACATTGATGCCTATAACAAAAAGTATGAAAAGTTGTCGGATCGCTATGATAAGTTAAAAGAACAATTAGATGGGTTAATCTCTGAAAAAGAGACTAAACTAGGACAAAAGAAAACTATGCACATATTCATTAAGAATCTAAAAGAATCAGAAGATGAACTGGCCGACTGGAATGAACGAATATGGATGCTTATGGTGGAAAGTGCAGTTGTACATAGGGATTCAAGCATTACATTCAAATTTAAAAATGGAACAGAAATTAATGAAACCTAAGCCGTTAGAAATCAAGCGGCTTTTGATCTACATAAATGCATATTAATTTGTATTAGTCTACATAGAGAGTAAGAAATTACCTACTGTTAA